GTTTGATTAAGTTTCATATTTATTTCTCTCCATAAAATATTAATTGGGATATTATAGGAATATTTTTTAGTAAATGTCAAATGAAAAAAGCCCTCCTGTATTTAGGAGGGCTCGTTAAAGTGGGAATTAATTAATCTTTATATTATTATGTAATTTTTTCAACAAACTTTGCTAATTTTTCTAGCAACCAACGTAAAATCATATTTTTACTGCCTCCTCAACTCTAAATTCTTCTTGTTTTTGATATCTAGGTAATATTTGTTGTTTGCCATGTGCTATTATGTTTTGTTCATCTAATCTCTCCCCATTGGTTTCTATTTCTACAATTGCGTCTATCTCGCTATTAGCTTCTACCTCATACGTCTTTGTATAAGCTTCATATACATATACTTTGTATTTATTTTTTTTCATCCCAGATATCCATTATTAAATCAACCAACTGTAATTTTATATCCTCATATCTTTTCATAAAAAATTCATTGGATTGATCAATTTCAGCTTCAGGGTAAAAGTTTGTAATTAAATCTTGTAATTTTTCATCCATTTCATCTTCATCAATTATGATGTCATGTTTATCAGTCATTGATTTTCTCACTATCAATATCTGCAATCTCTTCTATTTTTTTTACAACATATCCTGCTGAACGTATTCTTTTTTCCATAACAACTTGTTCTGATGCACCCTTCTCTAAGGCTTCATCAATATTGTTGGCTTCAATTATTAGTTCGTGAGTAGTAGTCCACTCGGCTACGGCTTTGTAAGTTTTCATATTATCTCCTTTTTAAATAGTGCTAGACCTGTCAATGATCACGAAAGGGGAACAAGCCTAGCACAGGGTATGGAGTAAAAAGTTTTTCACATAAGCAAACTTGCTAGTAGTTAAGTACGAGGAGAAATTAACATTTGATAATCTGCCTATTATGAAAGTATCGTGTTCTCTCCTTTCTAACTCCATAATTAAATTATTATTCTAAGTTTATAGGATTGTCAAATATAAAATTAATTATTTATTTTAGCACCTTTAGATAGGTTATCTTTTGCCCATAAAGGTTGTAGGTTTTTATAATGAAAACATTTTTTCTGTTCAGATAATTTAGACAAATCAAAACTTGTACAGGGTTTTATATGATCAATATGCCATTCACCGTGATTATTCCATGACATCCCTTTTATAAATTTATTCTCCAGGTACTGAATTAAAAAACTAATTTCACATCCAATAAGTTTCTCTAAAGGAAGTGATTTAGAATTATTCTTTAAAGCTAATAAAATTCTTCTTCTTATATTTTCTTTTATACGATTTTGTGGATTTTTTCTTTTAACATTTTTTGCATATAACCTATCTCTTTCTTTTAATACTTCTAAATTTTCTTCTCTATATTTTTTATTATAGGCTCTTCTTTTTTCTTTTACATAATCTCTTTGGTTGTATTCTTTTGCTCTTGTTTTGTACTGAAGCGTTTTACTTCTCTTTCGATCTCTCTCTCGGATTTTTTCAATATTGTTAATTTTATATCTTTTATCTTTTTCTGCTCGTTTACTTTTTCCATAAGGAGTTGAATAATATTTTTTCTCATGAATTTTATTACACTCAATACAGGATTTGGTAGAAACTAATCTCTCAGCAATATGATTTCTTAAACAAGGTTTGCCTGTGAAGTATCTTTTTAAATTTTTTTGCTTAGCTTCTTTTCTAGATATAATCTCCATATCCTAATTGTATAGGATATAAATTATTCTTCGTCAATCTTATTATCAATCTCTTTCCACTCAGCGTCTTGAATCAATTGATTTTCCTCTTTATATTTTTCTAATTTTTCTTTTAATTCTTTTCTGGACATATTATCAAGACTAGCAGTGACTACTTCTTTCCTATCAACATAAAAACCACCCAGTAAACCTCTTCTGTATTCAGCATTGATCGCTGCACTAAACTGATCTTTCTCAATAGCTAAATCTCTTAATCTTGCCATTTCTCTTGCATGTTTCATAAAATCTATTCTTGCCGCTTGAGCATAATCTTTTGTGAGTTCGTCAATGTATTCTACAACACGAGGAAACATTTTAGGATTTTGTAAATTACAAGCTATTTGAGTAGCTGAATGTTCAGAATATCCAGCGAGTTTTGCACACTCCGTTGGAGTTGCTCTACCATTTTCTTTTACTAACATTTGAACAAAAGACCTTTGCCTTCTGGTCAATCCATCTTTCTCAATTATATCACCATGATTTTTAGCCATCACACTCACAATCTTCTTCTATATCTAAACCACATAAAGGGCAAAAGTCAATAATTTCAGTCATTTTTATTTTTCCTAAAGTAATGAGGTAAGGCTAAAGTATTGGCAGGGTAATGGCTCAAACTATTGAAATATATATATAATATATACATAATTACTTGATTACGTGAAAAAAATGAAATGAAAAAATTTTTTATATAATAATTGTTATAAAAATAACTATATATTGTTCCTAAAACTAATTTGTACCGAGATCCTTGATACATGATACCTGAAAATTAATCCTCGTATAAAGGTTTATTGACCTTTCTTCTTACGTTTATCAAATCACTAAGCATTTTACTAAGCTTTGTAGCCTCCTCAGGACTGTCTAAAGCTATAAAATCACCCTTCTCAATGGCATAACCCATGGCTTTATCACCTAAATCCACGAGTTTACCTTCAATCATCCTAATAGTAGGGTATAAAATTTCTTTTCCCTCGTATTCATTCGACTGTGTAAATACCGTTTTACCATTCATTTCTGGAGTTTTTGGATCTAAGGCTCTTTGGACCCATTCTAAATTCATTATGGATTTTAAATCAGACATTTTTACCCCCAAAAACCCATTTTAAGAGCCCTGTGGAGCATGTTTATCTACCCTTGAAGGCTTTACCGTATCCTCTTGTAGCTCTTCTTCCCGCTACCTTCGGTTTTCTAGGGGAAATCTTATTCCCTTTTCTACTTTTAATCACCATACCACCGGTTTTTCCTGAGGTAGGAGGCGTGTCGCCTGAATCAGAGTCTTTTTTCATAGAATTGAGAATGGATTTGAACTTATCAAAATCACTTTGTGTTTTAATATCTTTCCAACTATCAATGGAATATTCAGTTTCACCATCAATGGCATTGACGGCATTATCAATATCGCTTTGTTTAAATTGTAAACCACCACCAAACGTTAAAGTTTTATCAATAAATAATCCGATTTTCTCGGTTAAACCTGTTTTTTTCTTTTCTTCAGCCATTATTTTTTCCTTACTGTTTGCTTTGCTCGTGCAAAAGCTTTAGCGGTAGGAGCACCTTTAGTGCCTTTTTTACGCATCTTTTCTCCACGTTTTCTTTTCGCATGAATATTTGCATAAAGACCAGGACCTGCCATTATTTTTTCTTCTTCTTGGTTTTCTTTTTCTTCACTAAACCACCTCTAGCTTTATTTACTGTTTCAGTTTTACCACTTTTTACTGGAAAAATACCTTCTTTTAATTCTGCACCAATAATTTTTAAACCTGTAGTTGGGCTTGTTCTCCCTGATTGAACTGCACTTACAATAGCATTTATCTTTTTTTTATTTATTGTCATTTTTTACCCTTCTTCTTGGATTTCTTTTTCATCATTTTAAAATCCGCACCTGTAATTTTACCATCTTTGTTCTTGTCTAATTTTTTTTGACCACCGACAAGACCACCAACTTTCATACATATACCAAAATCATTTCGCATAACTATTTGTAACATTAATGCAAGGTTTTTTCTATCTTTTTTTCCTTGACACAAACACAGGGAAGCACCACCAAATTATCGCCAAACGTAGCTATAGAATAACCCTCTCCATTACAAAGAGGGCAATCCTTATCACTTACGAGTTTATATTTTCTTGAGGGATATACTTTTTTCCTGTTTTTTCCCATGCGTCTTTACCTAAAGCAATACATTGCTTGATAATGGTTTTAACAGGTAGTCCTGTTGTTTTTCTAATTTCAGCGACTATTGCATAATCATCTAAATCTGCCGCTAAAGATTTATATTTCGTTATATCTGTCATAACGTGGCATCCTTTCTACCAAAGTTATAGGCATGAGATTGATTGCAAAAGACACTTGTATAGTATCCTTCTTCATTCAAAGTATTAGCTATCATCCTTCCCTGAGTCAT